CTTTCCACCGCCGCGCGGATGAGCGTCAGCGTGCTCTGGATGCACCGGCACATCAGGGCCTCTGATTCGATACTGTCCCGATAAACGGGAACGCAATTGCTGTTCATAGTTTCCTCCTCAAAATTTTCTCTTGTGCGGAGGAAGCTCCTGTGGTAGAATGGATTTACCGTTGGAGATTCCTCCTCGGTGTTATATCGGTACGTTGTTTGTCCGTCACGACTTTGGCAACGTGCCGATATTTTTATTCTTGTCTGTCCAGCTCGTTTCTTAGCAAATCAATCCCCGCTACGATGGCATCGGTTCGCGTCGCATTCAGCCTATCAGCGCATTCTTGAATTCTTTGTGCTTCTTGGTCTGAAATGCGAATGGTGATCTTCTTTGTGCGCGATTGATCTCCTTTTGGCGGACGACCTGTTCTTGGCGACAAACCTTTCACCTCCCTTTTGGTCGTACAATAATAATATATTATGCACTACCAAAAGTCAATACCTTTTCGAAAAAAAAGATGAGGTCATTTCTAATGCCCCCGCCGCATGGCAGATGTCTTCAACGTTACCGATAGCAGCGGTGTCGTAGATTTAACCGATGGCATCTTCTGCGCGAGTATCGTCTCTCCTTTTTGTAAATTTTCTTCTTACCTGTTGACATTTTTTCTTTTTCCGTGTATATACTAATTAAGCGGAGATTTTCCGCGTAGAGTTATAAATAAGGTCATGCCTCGTTTATACTCCTTTCTTAAGAGGAAAGCCCGTGCCTTAAGTCGGGACTGAAAAAAGCGGATAGTCTGAGCCGTTAAGTCAGAACCGGAAAAAGCGGAAAGCCCGTGCCGTTAAGTCGGGACCCAAAAAAGAAAGCAGGGTGGATTTGCTCCACCCTGCTTTTTACGTAAAAGGAGAGAGATAATGGAACAGCTTCGCATTTATCGCATTGAGGACAAGTATGTTCGATTCCTCAAGGTTATGGACTCCCGTGTGCAGGATAACAAGAATAAACGCCGTCCGTATGTGGGCGTTGTCCTGCTCGTCGGCTCCTACCGTTATTTTGTTCCGATGGAATCGCCAAAACCGAGTCACGCGAAGATCAAGGCGGGCAGGCATATTATGAAGCTTGACAATGGCAAGCTCGGCCTGCTTGGCTTCAACAATATGATTCCTGTCCCGGACTCCGCGCTGATTGCTTTTGATATTGATGCCGAGCCGGATGCGGACTATGCTGATCTCCTCCGCCGTCAGGCTTCCTACATCAACCGCGCCAAGGTCGACGTGTTGGATCACGCCTCGCGGACATATTATGGTGTCGTCGCAAAGCACAATTCCTTCCTCATGGGAATTTGCTGTGACTTCCAGCGGCTCGAACGGGCGTGCGACCGCTACGACCCGAACCATGTTCGCAAGAAAACTGTCGGAAAAATCATCAATAAGTGAATCGCAGAACAAAGGGCGAGGCCTCGCGGCCCCGCCCTTCATCATTTTCAGTTCCACGGCAGGCTGTTCAGATCCTTCTCGCTGTACCCTCTGCTGAGATAGAGCATGTTTTTCTGCTTCCTGCTCAGCGGCAGCTTATTGATCTCCTTGACGATCTTCTCCTTCTTGCTCCCGCCGATGGGGTTCCCGTTCTTGTCCCGGTCGGCTTCCAGATCTGCCGTCGCGTCGTTGAAGCGCTTGAGGATCTCGTATGCCCGCTTCCGGCTCAGGCCGCTGTCCACGAGATCTTCGTAGAGTCTCGTCTGCGCCGCGCTCAGCGCCTTGCCGCCCGCCGCCCAGTAAGTGCGGGATTCCGGCAGCGCGTTTTTGCCGAAGATGGCTGCCCGCAGCGCCGTCCACGGATCTTCCAGCGGCGAATTTACCGGATATTGCAGCCGCTTGCTGTCGCCAAAGCCCTGATACGACCCGCCGCGAATCACAGCATCGCCGCCTTGCAGCATCTTTTCGGCTTGTCGGCCGCCCGGAAGCGTGTCGCCCGCAAGCCCCACAAGCTGCTTCGCGACCTCCGCCCAGAATTCGCCCGGACTGTCGGCATTTTTCAGCGCTTTTTTCCCTTTGCTCAGTGCACCGACGATGTCGGGCATCGGCAGCGTCTGATCTCCCACGCCGAGCAGGCCGGAGACGTTGCGCACATACGGCACATCGTTGCTGATGTTGTACATGGTGTCCTCTGCCGCCGCCCAGCCGTCAAACTCGTCGTTCATAGCGTCCGGGTCTGTGTCGAAGAGCCGCTCGCCGAAGAAGCTCTCGGTTACATTGTCCATGATCGTCTTGAGCAGGTCGCTCGATGTCAGCCCGTTTCCGGAGGCTGCGGCATTCAGTCCCATGCCGAGGACATCGAAGGGCGCCGGTGTTCCGCCGTACAGCTCTTCGTCCAGTCGGTTGAGCAGGAATGCAAGCAGCATGTAGGCGATGGCGTCGCTCGCAAGCTTTTTGATGGCCTTGTCCTTGCCGATCTTTGCGGCCATTTCCTTGAATCCCGGGCCGAGCCTGTCCTGCGTGACGTGCTCGAAGGTGTTTGCCGCCTCGACCTGAAACATGTTCATCATCTGCGCGATGAGGTTTTTCGATTGGAACGTCAGCGGCACCGATCCCTTCGAGCGTGTACCCATGATGTCGCGCGCCCAACGATCCGCCGCTTTCATCGCCTCTTTCGGGCTCTTTCCGGCGTCCAGCTCCATGCGATACTTTCCGCGCACAGCGATCGTGCTGACGAGCGTATCGACCTTTTCCAGTGGGCTGAACAGCACTTTCAGCGCCTTTTCTCCCTTAGTGCTCTGGATATAGTCGATGCCGCTCTTTTCCGTCAGGAAGTCGCTCTCCCCACGGAATGCGCTCATGCCGGTCGTCTTCCCTCGCAGGATATCACCCACGGCGCGCCATGTGTTTTTCTGCCCAAGCTCAGTTGCGATCATTGGCAGCTGCGCCGTCTGGTTCAGTGCCGATGAGAGGTTGCCCGCAACGTTCGCGCGGGCGAACATGCGGTTGAGCTTCTTCGCGCCGTTCAGCGCCTCGCGCCCGACCTCGCGCTCCATCAGGCGGTCTTCAAAGAGCTGCTTGCCCGCAAGCTTGTTCGCATAGTCGTCCAGCCATGTGACGAGATCGCCGTATTTCGTCGTCTGCGTCACGTCGTTGAAGAGCCCTTCGGTGTACTGTTCCATCGCCCGGTTCATCGCCTGATAGCTGAGCTTGACGTCATCGTCGACGATGCCGTTCGTTTTCAGGAACAGCTCCTTTTCCTCCGGCGTTGCGAATTTCAGGTCTTCCGCCTGTTCGATCAGCGCGCTGACGTCGTCCGGCGCGTACTTCCTGCGGAAATACTTCGCCGCCGCGCGCACGCGCATCACGTCGTCCGTATGATACAGAACGTCGCTCGCGTAGTCCACGTATGTCTCAAAGCCCTTGACGATATCGTAGTCCGTCTCGCTTCCTCTGCGGTGCTGGAAGAACGGATTGTACCGCTTGTTCGGCTTAAAGGATTTTGTCAATCCTGCAATGCTCGTCGGCAGCTTGCCCACGCCGGAACCGAGGTCAACACCGATGGCCTTGAGCGCGCTTTCAAGCTTGCCGTTCTCCGCCTCCGGCTGGAAGTGCGGGGCGTATCCCTTGATGAAGCCGATCGGCTCGTAGCCGTGCGCCACAAGGAAGTCATTGATCGCAGCATAGAGCTTATCGTAGAGCTCGGTATACTTCTCGATCGCGTTCTCGATCTTCGTTCGGTCGATATTCTCCGCCGCCGCATAGTCTTCCTGCGTTTGCAGCCAGTCGGCATATTGCCGCGTCAGGTTGCGGGATCCTTCGTCAAGATTGAACTCGCGTGCGGCGTCTTTCATCTCTGCGCCGTTTTTGAGGTTTTCCGCCGCCGCTCTGATGTTCTCTGCCACGCCGGACTTTTCGACCAGCTCTTCGACGGTACGCCCCTCTTTCAGCTTTTGGGCGAAAGCGCTCTCGTCCTTGTTCAGCGCGCTTTTCTTTCCGTCCGTGCCCTCAAAGGTTCTTGCCTCGTCAAACAAGCGGTTGATGAAGCGCTTTCTCTCCTGCTCGTTGACGTAGACCGGTTCGAAAATCGCCTCGTTGATCTGCTGCCCTCTGTCCCAGCCGAAGATCGCGCGCATGCTGCGCTGCGGCGTGCGGTGATACAGGGCGAGGCCGCTCTCCGGCGCGATACCCTTCCCGCGCTTCGGCGCGGTGAATTCTCCTTCAAAGCGCTCGTCGAAGAGGTCTTCCATCTTTTCTTGCAGCCTTTCGCTGATCTCTCGTCTGCGCTCTTTGATGAGATCCGTCGACATGGACTTCTCTGCGCTGTAGTAGTCCGCGAGCTGCATCACCTTGCCGCGGTTCATCGTCGTGGGAATGTCCTCCTCGTCGTACAGGCCGGATGCGATGTTCCGCGCGAAGTTCTGCTCCTTCGGCGTCGCGCCAAGGCGCTTGATCGCCTTGCGCGTCTCGCGCTGAATGGTCTTCGCTGCCCGGTCGTTGGCGATGAGCTGGTCAACGACGCTGTAATCGCCCGCGCTGTTCTCGATCTTCACGCCCAGCTTTTCGAGCGCCTTTGTGCCGCCGAATTCGTCCTTGCCCCTGTTCCGCAGCCGCTCGGCCTTTTCCGCCGCCAGCTGCGCGCCCTTGTCGGAAAGATAGGCGTCCAGATTCGGGAACTCTCTCATGCTGCTGCCGCGCGATCCCTTCACACGCCGCACGGCCTCCTGTACGCTCTCCGGCATGCGTTCAAGCTCCCTGTTCCACTCGTCGCCCTCGTCCTCCGCCGAGAAGCGAATGTCCGGATCGTCTGTCGGCGTCTTGTTGTCCACGCGCTTGATCTGCTCCGGGTCGAACGCAATGAATACCCTGTGCTTTTGCCCGTCCTTGCTTCCGTACCTTCCGCCGCCGACGTGCGTGATTCCGTCGAATCCAGCGGAACGGACCGTGTCGCTGATGAAATCCTCTGCTTCCCATCGAATCATACCTTCGTCTTCGCAATACTGTTTTAGCGCCCGGAAGACATCTTCGTTTGTTGTCGCCCCGGCGATTGCATCGCGAATGTCTGTCGGTTGATCCGTCCACGTGCTTCTGTCAAACGCGGCGTCCATGTCAAGCGGGTTCTTGATATCAAGGTATACTTCATACGTCCGCGGAGCTTTCCCTTTTCCCTTTGCCGTATACGAGTGTGCGACTTCCGGGTCATCTGTGAAGTAGCTTCCTCTCCCGAACAGTCCAAATTTCCCACCATAAGTATCGAATACTGTAAACGGCTTGTCGGCGTTGGTTCCGTGATACATGACTTTCAGCCGCCCGTCCTCGTCACGAACCTTACTGTCCTTGAAGTATTCCTGCTGCTGCACAGTCAGCTCGCGGCCTGCGCTGTCGGTCGTATCCTCCGCCGAGAACCGCTGCTTTGGCTCCTCACCCGCCAGCTGCCGCGCCACTTCCTCGTTGAACGCGCTGTACTTGACACGTTTGCCGTCTTTGGGTATACTATTCTCAGATGCAGCACTTGTGGTGTCGGCAAGAGAGCCGGAAACGGTCACTCCCCGGGACAGTTCTTGTGCTGCATTGCTTTTTCCTTCTTCGGAAAATCTGAATGCGGTACCGTCCGGCAGCACAATGCGATGCGCATAGTAGTGGTTGCCGTTTTTGTTGACGACGACAGCCATGTTCCCGCGTGTTCCGTTCAATTCGACCGGTGCAGCAAACGTGATGGTTTGTTTTGTCCTCCCTTTGTGGTTTGCATGCCCGCCTATCTCAATACCTCTTTTCAGCACTTGTGGCAAGACCGCAAGTGCTGCTTTTTCTTCTGCGGTATCTGCGTATCGGAGGCCTTTATCCATATCTTTCTTGCTGAAATAAATGTCTCCATAACCCTGGCGGTCTACTTTATATCCGCTGCTTTTCAGTCGCTCCGCTGCCCACTGGGCGGCAGCGTCCTTGCTCTTTAGGTCTGTTGGGACAGAGGCGCGCGCCACCAATCCCATGGCGTTTAACTTCTCTCTGCTGTTTTCAATCTGCTCTTTAATGGAAGACGTTTCGCTGTCCTGTTCTGAATAGCTGCTCCAACCGCTCCTATCCGCGAACACCGTGTTCTCGTCGCCGGTGTCCGGCTTGCGCCCTCTGCGTTCCTCCGCCGTCAGGCCGCGCCGCGCCGCAGCGTCCCGCGCCTCGATCTCTCCCGCCGTGTCGCGGTAAAGGTCTCCTGGCAGTCTGCCGTCCCTCGCGTTTCTGTCAATGCTGTCGCGCAGGCTGAAATAATCCCACACGCGGTCGCCGTATTTTTCTTCCAGCTGGTCGCGCCTTTCGTCGAAGCGCACCCATTCCGGCGGATCCGGCTCGACCTGTTCCCATGTGTCCATGTCGACTTTCCCGCGCGGCACCGTCGGCGCCATGGCGTTCAGTTCTTCCATGCTGCGCATAAACTCGGGATCGTTTGCCTTCATCTGCTTATACTGCTCGCGCAGCCGCGCGCCTTCGCGTCTGGTTTCGGCGTCCCTGCCGTCATATCCCTCTTCGAGTTTTCTGTTCCAGTATTTCAGATTTGCCCCGGGTGTGAAGCCCTCTCTTCTCTGAATGGCGTGCTGTACCTCGTGAATGAGGGAATTCAGCAGTGCTTCCGGCTTCTGTTTCAGCTCGCGGCTGAGCTCGATGCTGTCAAAGGTTCTGTGATAACCGCCGAGCTGTCCTCGCTCCAAATTGTGGAACGTTACGGACATATCTTTCATGTCCGGATAGGTGGCGAACAGCGCCGGCGCGTCCACCAGCTCGCCCAGCGTGGTGTAGTTGGAGATGTCTGCTGCGTCTGTGCGCAGCTTCATACCGCTATCGTCGATCTCCCATCTCCACTTTCCGTCCGCGCCGCGGAACCACCCCGTCTTCTGCCGGATCGTCTCAGCGTCCACGTTCTGCATCTCGTAACGCTCGGCCTCGTGCAGCGCCTCAAGGTCTGCGTTCCTGGCGTCGCGCCCTGCGTAGGAAAATCTCTCCGGCGGCCCTCTGCCCTTCGGCTCGTCCACCGCGCGCAGCCGCACGTTCTCCGGCTCGCTGACCGCGTGCGCCGGCACTTCCGGCGCGCGCTCGAGCAATCGGGCCGCCTGCTCGTGGTAGCGGCTCGCCCTCTGGCCGTAGTTGTCGAGCCCTGCGTAGGCGTCCTCCATGATCTCTTCCCAGACGTACAGCTCGCGCTCTGCTGCCGTCATGCCGACGTATCCGCCCGTCAGCGGCTCGTAGCAGCGTTCATAGACCTCGTAGATCCCGCGCCAGTTCCCGCCGCGCTTCACTTCTTCCATGAACGCGCGCACGTCCGCTTCCTCCGTGATGAGGTGCCCGATCTCGTGCTTGCCGATCTCCGAAGCGGAAGCTCTTCCGTCCGGATCCACGCGCAGCACCATTTCGCCGCTGTCGCGGTTGATGATTCCGCGAACGCCCACGGCTCCGTGTTCGGTGTTCACCTGCAAAAGGCCCGTCACCATCGTCACGCGCTGTACGCCGCGCTCGCGCGCCCAGGCAGCGAACTCTCGCAGCTCGTCGTCCCATGCTTCCTCCGGCAGCACGTGCAGCGTCTGGCTTTCCGTACCGCCCGGCACGCCCAGCTCCTGCGCGCTCGTGACCGGTTCGAGCACTGCGGCCTTCCGCCGCTGCTCTACTACCTTTCGGTATTCTTCTCCTTTTGCGCCTTTGCGTAGTTGGCCAGCTCCTCCGGTCCCAGGCTCAGCAGCTCCCCGTCGTCCGTCTCCACGGTATAGATCACCTTCCGCTGCCACGGCATCGGCACGCTGCCCGCCGGCTTCGGCAAACTCAGCCCCTCCGGCATGGTTCTGTTCTTTTGTCTGTCCATAGCCCCCTCCGTCCTTTCCTTCCGTCATGTCCCACAGCGGCAGTTCTTCGCGCGTCCGCGCGCTCGTGTCCGCGCCGGGAATGGCTCTTTTTACTTCAATGTATCGTTCATTCGGCGCGACGTATCGCCCGTGAATGTCAGTGTAGCCGTTTGTCAGCATCTCATCAAGCAGCAGCTCCACGCGCTTTGCCGCGGCGAAGTTCTCCTGCCCGTGGTTGTGAATGATGGCCTCGATCGAGCGGTCAATGTCGTCGTAGCGCACGCCCTCGTCGTCGAGCAGCCGCGCGATCCGCTCGCTCACGCCGCGCTTGGTGCGAATGTACTCGTCGTCGCCTGCCCCATGGCTCGTCCTGCGGACAAGCTCGCCGCCGCGCTGGGCAAAGCTCATTTCCTCTGAAAGATCCGCTGCCGCTTCCGCAAAGTACTGGTGTAGCTCCGGGTGGTCGAACTGGAAGGCGTTCACGCTCCGCTCGCCGACGCTTGCGCTGTCTCTCCGGTCGATGTGCTCGCCCGCGTCCACGCGGTAGATCTTGTTGTGCGAATCCACCGCCAGCGTTCCGTCGTTGATCTCCTGCGAGACCTGCTGCGCGTTCTCCGGCGTCGCGTACTGATCGAGCGGCACGCGCCCGCCCGCGTCCAGCGCGTCCGCTTTCGCCTCCTGCGCGCCCTGTGCGGCGTTCTGCGGCACGGGTGTCAAATTACCCTCGCCCACGTCCCGCACGCCCTCCTGCGCCGCCGCAGGCTGTGCGGGCATGGTATTCTGCGCCGCTGCTGCACCCGCCGCGCGCGGAGTGATCGGGGCGGTCGGTGCTGCCTCCTGCATTGGATTTGTGCCCTCGCCCGGCCGCACGGTCATGACCCCGCCGCCTGTCGTCACCGGCGCGATCCCGGCTGTACCTGCCCCCGCGCTGCCTGCGCCCGTGTACGGCATCATCTCGCCGTAGATGCTCAGCAGGAATTCCCGCATCGCGTCCACTTCCTTCTGCGCGCCCACCACCTGAAGCTCATCGAGCGCGCCGCGCATCTTGTCCGCAGCATTCATGACGGACTCGGCGCCCGCCGCCTTCTGGCCAGCCGTTGCGCGCGGATCTTCGATGATGCGCTTTGCGTAGTCGTAGCGCTCCTTCACCGCGTCGTTCAGCTCGTTCATATAGCGCTTGTTGCGCCCCGTCATGGCCGCAGCATTGATGGCGCTCGTGATCGCGCCGAAGGCAAAGGCCGTCATGGCCGTCTGACCGATGGCGTTCCAGTCCGGCGTGTAGTCCTCTTCGGTCATCGCCTTGGAGAGTTCGCTCGCGCCGGTCTCACCTGCCGCGTAGCCTACGGCGTTTGCGCCGCCGAGCAGCACGTTCGGCAGGATGTGGTTCTGCTTTCCCGCCGCGCGCAGCAGCTTGAGCCCCGCCGCGTTCACGCCCTTGGAGAGTGCGCCGCCCGCCGCCACGCCGAGCGCCGATACCGTTGCGCGCAGCGCCGCCTTTTCCGCGTCGTACTGTTCTCCCGCCTTGTGGCGATAGTCCGCTGCGCTTCCGCCTGCGACGGATGCCGCGCGGCCGATCATGTCAAGCCCCGGCGCGATCGCGCGCTCGGCCACCTGCACGCCGATCTGTGTTGCCGCCGGAACGATCTTGAGCGCGCCCTTTTCAATTCCCTTTGTTCCCGCCGTGCTTTCCTCTCCCCACTTCTCTGCAAGGGAGTATCCCTTGTCGGCTGTGTCGTAGAGGCCGAGCGCGGTCTTTTCGCCGCTCTCGATGACCTTGCCGTACTTCTCGCGCTCGCTGCGTGCGATGGCGAGCGCCTCGTTCGTTTCCCGAATGTCCTGCGCGGTCATCGTCGGGTCTTTCAGCGACTTTTCGAGCGCCGCGATCTGCTTGTCAAGCGTTTCTGCTTGCCTGCGGTAAACGGCGCTCATTTCCGTGCCGCCACGCCGATCTGCCGCCACGCCGCCAAGGTTGGCAAGGTTTGCGCCCTCGGCAACAAGACCGCTTCCCGCCGCCTTGGCCAGCCGTTCGCCGAAGCTCCGGTTCTTCCCCTGCCGGCTCGCGCTCCCGGTCGTTCTCTTGTCCAGTTCGTCTGCCCGTTCCGTTTCGCGGGACGGCAGCTTCGCCATATTGCCCGCAGGGGACGTGCGCTGCACGTCCCCTGTTCTGACAAGACGACCATGTGCGCCGGTCGCTACGACCGCCGCCTGACTGTTCTTTTCCTCCGTTGCCGGATTGATTCTCACAAGTCGTCCCATTTAGCCCTCCTCGTAGGAATAACCATACTGCTTGAGCAATTTCTGCATTTCTGCTTTCTGCTCGCTCGTCATCATCGGCCAGCTCTTGTCGAGCGTCGAAAGGATTCGCTCGCCCTCGCCGTTCTTGAGCGACGTGTTGAAGCCGGACAGCAGCGCAATGAACGGCCCCGGTGCCATCGTCTTACTGCTGTTCGACACGCCGCCATTTTCCAGCCACGTCTCATAGTCCGAATACAGCCCGCTCGACGAGGTGAAGCCGAATTTCTGATAGTTTGCCTTCTGCGCGAGCCAGCTCTTGGGATTGCCGCTCTTTTTCGCCGCCTCGAAAAGGCCCTGATAGTCGAGCCCGCTTTCGTTGCCGTCGGTCGTATTTCTGCCGCTCGTCCCGCCGGACCGCCTCGTGGTCCCGCCGCTTCCGCTCGTCTTCGCGCTCGCCTTCGGCGCCGACTGCTGCTTGTAGTAGTTTTCGAGCGCCTGAATGTACTCGTTTTCGTAGCCGCTCTTGCCGATGAGCCCCGCGCTCGGCGAAACGCCTACTTGCAGCATCGCGTCGATCTGGGCGCGGCTCAGCTCCTGCGCGGCCTGCTGCTTCTCCCGCTCGCGGTCGAGCACGTCGAGATAGCGGTTGTATGTCGTCTGGTCCTGCCCCTGCAAACCGCCGAGGTAGTCCTGCAAGCGGCCGTACTCGCCGAGGTAGTTGTTGTAGTCGAAGGTTCTGTCGGTGTTGAACTGGTTCAGCCGGTCGAGATACTTCGCGTAGTCCAGCTGCTCCTGCTGGTTCACCGCGTTCAGGTCGCTCAGCTTCATCTGGTAGTCCTTGAGATACCGCTCGTATGCCTGCTGATAGAGCGTCGGGATCACGTCAGAGAGCTTCGTCGCGTAGTAGTCGCCCGCCTGCGTCGCCGCGTTCACGGCGAACGAGCTCGGCCGCCCGCCGCTCGCGGCGCTTGCTTTCGCCAGCGCGTCCGCCGTTGCCCGCTCGCCCTCGCGCAGGTACGTCTTTTTGTAGCTGCTGTACTGCGGATCCGTCTCCTTGCTCCACGAGAACGGATCTCGATTGAGCGCCGCGTCCAAAAGCTCCTGCTGCTTCTGCTGGAAGCGGTTTTCGTAGCTCGGCGCGCTGCCGTACTCAAACGGCTTGAACGAGCCGATCTTGTCGAGCGTCTCGTCGATCTTCGGCGCGTATTTGCCGGTGCTGATGTAGCTGCTACCGTCCGCGCCGCCGGAGTAGTAGCCGTAATTCTTGCGCAGCTCGTTTGCCTGCGCGTTGATGAGCGCGCGCTGCTCCGGCGTCTGCGCGGTCGCGTACTGCTTTTTGAGATCCAGCACGCTCATGCCGAATTCCGGGTGCTGCTTTGCAAGGTCAAGGTCGTACTGCGAAAAGTATACGTCGCTGCCCGCTCTCGCCTTTTCAAAGTCGTCGTAGGTGTAAGCCATTGCTTTCTCCTTCCTCCTTTTTTACTGCGGGCCTCTTGTCGATTTGAGCTCGCTGCCCGCGTAGTATTCGCGCGTCATCGAATAGACGCGGCACTCGCCCCTGCCCTCGATGCGAATGCGGTAGTGATCCGCGCGCCGCGGAATGATGGGCAGGTAGTAGCTGCGCTTCTTCTCCGCGCGCAGCGTCTGCCCGGCCTGCACCCACTTCCCGTCCGAGTCGAATTGCAGCAGCACCTTCGCTTCCGCTCCCGCCGCCACCTCGATGCGGATCTCAATCTTGGCAATGCCCTTCTTCACGCTGTCGTAGCTCGTCGCGCGGCTCGTCCCCTTCTCCGTGAAGTCGCCGGTCTCGGCGTACCAGGTGAAGTCGTCCTCGTTTTCGCTCCCCTCCGGCGCGTCCAGAATGTTGCCCGTCATCTCGATCTCGCCCTCGGCCGTCAGGAAATAGGTGTTCCCGCCGTGGCGGCAGAAGTGCGTCGCGTGCGTCTCGTCCTCGATGTGCCACATGCCCTTTCGCGTGTCGTAGACGTAGAGCTTCCATGTCCCGCTCTCGTCCTGCGCGCTCAGGTAGTATTTGAGGCCGTCGCTGCCCGCGCGCCCGTTCTTGAGCCGCGTCTGCCCGAAGGCGTCGTGCAGGCTTTGCGGAATGCCGCCGGAGTAGATCATCACGCCCGAGGATGAGAGATACAGCAGCCGCTCGCCCGCGATGGCGAGGCTCCCGCCGCTGCCCTTCTGCACGCCGAGCGTCGCGCTGCCCATCACCTCAAAGTTCGACGGCAGGCTGCCGTACACCTTGTAGATGTGATCCTCCTTGAAGAACACCGGATAGCCGAGGAAGCTCACGCAGCCCGTGAAGTCCCCCGCGCTTCCCGTGTCTACGGCGTAGCTGTCGGTGTCCAGCCCCTCGTATACGTTCCAGTTGAACGGGTCGCCGAGCTTGCTCGCGTAGATCGTCCGGCCGTCGCAGCCCCACAGCCGGTTTTCGTTCTCGCATAGATAGTTTAGATCCGGCACCGTGCGTCGAACCGTCAAGTTTCCGCTCTCGGTGTATTCCGTCGTCCCCTCGCTGCCGTCCAGCTTGAAGACGTTTTCATAGAAGTACAGCTTGTCCCCGTCGATCTCTCGAATGACGGGCGTCTTGTTGTTCTCTGTATGCTTCGTGCAGCCTGAGATCGTCACCGCGTCGCCGGGCTTGAAGTAGTCCGCCCATCTGACATTCGCGCAGCGGATCGTGTTCGCCTCCGCCGCCTCTTCAAAGAGCTTCCCGTTCGTAAAGGTCAGGCTCCACCCGCTCCATGTGCTCTCTAAGCTGCCGAACGCGCCGGAAACGGTGTTGTAGTATTTCTTGTCCGGCAGAATGATGATGTAGGCGCCGATGGCGGCAAAGCGTTTCTCTCCCGCCGTCACCGTCCCCTTCTTCTCGCCTCCGTAGTAGAAGCCCGTTCCGTCCACCCACGCGAGCGCGTCCCAGGCGAAGAGCCCGCCGCCGCTCGTGAGCTTGCGTGTCTTCTTCCGCTTTGGCCGCGTCGCCAGCAGCGGGTAGTAGTCGCTCGTCAGGTTGCGCATGTCCCACAGCCCGCCGTCCGCCGCGCCGAGATTGTGGTCAAGGCCGTAGAATTGCAGCTGCCCGCGCTTGCCGATGCCGTCGGCATACGGTGTTTCAGGCAGTCTCATTTTTGGTCGCTCCTTTCGCTTCCTCCGGCGCGTCGGCCTTCTCTCCCACCGGCGGCTCCGTCGCGTCGCAGATGGCCATGATGTTGCGCAGCGCCTGCCGCGCCGCCGCCACCACGTCCACGCCGTCGCCGCTCACGTTCAGCATGCTGATGAGCTGCATCGCGTGCGCCGCTTCCTGCTTGATCTTCTCATTCATGTCGTTCCCTCCAATCGTTTTAGCCGCTTCTCCTGCTCGCGCACCTTCGCCCACAGGATCGGAATGAATTCGCTGTACCGCAGGAAATACGTTTCGCTGCCGTCCTCGCGTTTGGCAGCGGCCCAGCCCGCGAATTCCTGCGAGTCAATGCCGCACGCGCGCATGGCGTCCTCTACCTCCTGCGCGATGAATCCGGTGTGAAAGCGCCCGCTCGTGCCGCTGTTCAGCTTGTAGCGCTTCGGCTCCACGAGGTCAAACATGCTCACGTACTTCTCCGGCAGCGCCTCGATGCTGTTCTTGATGTTCCTGTCCGAGCCGTTCAGCGCGTCCGTGCTGCAATAGATCGCGTCCCAGACGAAATTTCGGCTGCCGAGGTTATAGAGCGCGTTTGCGTTTGGGATAACATCGCCCTTGATCTGCACCTCCTGCGAGTATCCGTCCACCTCGATAGAGGCATAGTACCCCCTTGTGCTCCGATCCCATCGAGAGCCAATGAACACACTGCCGTCGTCGCCGCCGAGCTCGATCGCGTCCGAGTCGATCTCGATTTTCGTGTCTGCCGAGCTTGCGTAGGTTGAATATATGGTTCCGCATCTGTTCCCGTCGTCGTCCAGAATGCGGATCGAACCGCCTTGCAGGCGTTCCGCCGTCAGCGTGCCGTACACATTCACCGCGTCCACATAGAGGTCGACCGAGCCCGTGCTTGCCAGCACCGCGCCGTTGTATTTGAGCTTGAAGACCGTCCCGGTCTCTCCGCTCGTCGCCGCCAGCGTGATCCCGTCAAGGCTCTGGTCGATGAGCGTCTGCGCCTCCGAGCTGTTGATTTTCCCGCTCACCTGCGTGCGAATGCCGTTCACGTCCGCTGTCAGGTTCGTGATACTGCCCTCGTTGCTGCTGATGCGCGCGCTCAGCCCGTTCGCCGTCGCGCCCAGCTGCGTGATGTTCCCCTCGGCGCTGCTGATGCGCGCGGCAAGGCCGTCCGCCGTCGCGCCCAGCTGTGTGATGTTTCCCTCGGCGCTGCTGATCCGCGCGGCAAGGCCGTCCGCCGTCGCGCCCAGCTGCGTGATGTTTCCCTCAGCATTGCTGATGCGTGCGCTCAGTCCTTTTGCCGTGATGCTCAGCTCGTTCACGTTTTTGTCCGTGTCCTCGATCTTGGCATAGATCGGCTCGCGGATATTCTGCAAAAATCCGTTCATCGCCGCCTTGTTCATGTTCTTCAGGTCGAGATTCCGCAGCGTGTAGCGCAGCTGCTCAACGAGCATGAAGAGATAGTCCTGCATCGTCTCGATCTTCTCGCCGTCGCTCTCTTTCTGCGTGAACGACGGGAAATTCGTGTCGATGTATAGCCAGTTGGAAGGCATGCCCTCCTTCCCTCCTTTCTTCCCGGGCGGGAGAGCGTTCGCGCCCTCCCGCCCTGTGCCTTACTTCATCGTCGCGAGCTTCCGGATCAGGTCGCCGCCGTACTGGTAGGCCGCGAGATAGTCCATCGTTCGCTCTTCGAGTCCCGCGCGCTTCTTGAGCATTTCGCGGTAGCTCGCCTCATACTTCGGGCGATATGCGCCCAGCACGAGGCTGAGCTTGCGCTTCTTGCGGTATACGCCGTCGCCGTTGGCTTGACTGCCCGCCGCGCCGCTTGACGTGTTGCCTTCGATGACGGTCACGTACTGGCCGTCTACGCTCTCGCAGATGCCCGTATGGTCGGTTTTGACCTTCGTGTTCGGGAAGTCATAAATGAGCACGTCGCCCGGCTGATAGCCGGATGTGACCCACTGCCCGTGAGCTTTTGCGTAGTTCATCAGCTCGCCGCAGCTCGCGGTCTTCCCGCCGCCGTAGAAGAGACGCTTGTCCACCTGCTGGAAGCACCACCACACGAACTGCATACACCAGTACACGCCGTCCGTGCCGTAGGCCTTGCCATACTTCTGCCGGTTGCCCGGCTGCTCCACCGTGCCGATCTCGCGCTTGGCAACGGCGAGAATGTCAGTTGCCCGCGCCATTGTCGTTCTCCTTGCTCTGCTTGTAGCTCGCGCTCGAAACGCCGATGAGCGCGCCGATGAAGAGCGCCACAGCGCTGATGGTGGTCGTTACCTGTTCGGTGTAGCCCCAGCCCCACACGCCCGCAAGCGCTGCGTAGAGACCGCTGCACGCGGGCAGCACGATGAGCACCAGCCACTTGAGTACGTCGTAAACCTTGTTATTCAGTTCAAATTTCATAGTCGTTCTCCTTCTTAAAAATCTTGATGCCTGCCACAACGACAAGCTCTGTTGTCCATGCCTTGAACCACCGTTCTGTCAGCACGTCGGGCGGCGGCACGCCGAGCGCCGTCATGGTGAGCGACGCTACGGTGTACCACGTCAGGCTGAAAATAGCGATGGATATGTACTTGTCCCGCTTTTTCATCTTGTCCCAGCGGGCTTTCAGCGCTTTCATGCCGCCACCCCGTTATCGAGGATGGAGTGAATTCCCCGCTCGGCCAAAAATTCTTTTTGCTTGTGCTTCACTTCGGCGGCGTAGTCCAGTGCGGCGTGCATGTCCCCGTTACAGTGCGCGTCCGGAATACGCTGCATCGCCTTCGCCGTCGCCTCGCCCAGCGCAATGGCAGCCCAGCTGCCCTCGATGAGCTTGAGCATCAGCTGCTCCTGCATCTTCTGTTGCTCGGCGGCTTTCTCGCGCTCCTTCTTGTCGCGCCGACGGTCGCGGGCGGCGATGGCCTCGATGAGCGCCACCACCACCGCCGCTGCGGCGGAAATCAACGCCGCCGTCATGCGCTCACCGCCTTGAAATAGTTGCCGATGAGCTCATGCGGCAGATATTGCAGCGTGATCTTGCCGCCTGCCTGCTCGCCCGTGCGCTCGCAGAGGTACACCTTGCCGTCCTCGCCGTCGAGGTAATACTTGCCGTATTCATATTCCATGCCGCGCGCTGCGGGAATTGGGTCTGCCTGCGTGCCCGCGTGCTCGGCGTCGATGACCGCCCAGAGATTCGGCGTCTTTTCCGGCGTCCAGTTGGCCTGCGAGGTATGACCCTTACCGGGGCGTACCTTGTATACCTTGCCGCCATAGCTTCTGCGGTCACCCTCAGCGTAAGCAACGGGGTACGCCCATGCCGTGATGAGTTCGGGCACGGTTGCCGCCTCGCCGTCGCTCAGGCTGACCGATGCCCGTTCGATAATGGGGCGCAGCTTCACCGCGCGGGCGTATGTGACCGGCTCACCCGCAAGGGCGGTGACGGTCGCTTTGGCGCTTTCGGTTTCCGTGGGCTTGCCCATCTTGATACTGACCGTGCCGTCGCGGTGGTCGGTGATGTCGCCGCTGATGCTGTACTCGCTCATATCGCGCTCGTGATCGACGGTCTGACCCGTGGGCATGCCGCTCTCGTCCAGCACGTCCTCGCGCTCGATGAGCGACCACGGCGCATTGTCCGGCAGCAGGGCGGCGATGTCTGCCGCGCTGCCCTTGATCGTCACAGTGCAGGTGGGGCGTCCCCACGCGCTGTCGCGGTACTGTTCCGCCGCCTCGCACGGCGTTTCGGTGTTGTTTGCTTTCAAAATCGTGCTCATACTCTTCTCCTTTTTATGCGGTAAGTTCCACATTGGCACATGGCATCACGAAATATCCGTGTCCCGTTCCTCCCGCCATGGTTATTGTCTTCCCGGTGTCCGGGTCTGTGAATCTCATTTTTGGAGATCTGCTTTGAATACATTTCGCCTCAAATACGCGCCCCGGCTTTAATTTTGTTGCGCTCACAGTGATGCTGTTTCTCACGCTGATCGTGTACTCCTTTTCGCTCCCTCCGCCTCTCGTCGGATTGAAGATCATGCCGTCACCCCCTTGGGGGTTAGGCGTCGTCCACCACGCAGATGACGCACCTTTTGCTGCTTGAACCAAAAGGCCCATGCTTCTGCGTCATTCCAACAAATCCAGAGGGCGCCTGACCACTTTCGGAAACAATGCATATTGAGTTGGCATCGAGCATGATCGGGAAGTCCAATGATGTACCCCCAGGGGAGCGCTCCCATACGCCGATACCCACTCCATTCTGCATGCCTGCCAGTAGATGGCCAAACCTGCAACTGACTTTCACTTGCTTTGGCTTCCCTCCTCCGCTTCTTACGGGGTTGAAGATCATACTCCCACCCCGCTTTCGCAAAGTTCAGCCGATATATATATATATATCTGAGGGCGTTTCTAAGGTTCATGTGTGCTCCTTTCTCATAGCGGCGTGGCGTTCTGCTGTAAGAACGCCAGCAGCTCGCCGGTTGGTTCTTCTTCAAAAATGATTGTTCGGTGTTCTCTATTCTCGAAACCTTTGGTTATTGTGTAAACAGATACTCGCGCCAAATAAGGGTTACTGGAATTGACGAGGTACCACATTTGAGTCACCCCGTCTCTTTCATTTGCACTTATTTTGATCCCCACCCATGCTCTCCCTGCGGATTCAAAGTTCGCGCTGAATGTTTGGGGGTTCCCATAACTTATTCTGCTATAAAAGTACCACGGCAGCTGTCTCGGCTTCTTTCTCCGCCGCCTCATGTTATAGATCATGTCCTTGCCCCCTTTACCCGAGATAGTTGATGGGGTAGATGGCCACATAGACGTCAATGCTCACCGTCGGCACGGTATCAGCATAGAACGTCACGCTGTTCGCGCCCTGCGCCACCATCTGAATGCTCGCCTCGTCGTAAGGGTTCCCCGCCGCCGTGTTCGCGGGCGTGGGAATCAGCAGCTGCTTTGTTGCGTCTGAGAGCACGCCGCTGCATGTCACCGTCTGCTGCTTGGTGCTGCTGTTCCAGCCCGAGGCGGTCAGCGTCACCTTGCGCGTGGTCGGCCGCAGCGCGTAGTCAGTCCCCGCCGTCGCCGCTGCCAGTCCTCCCGAGCCGTTGCCCTTGATGAGGGAGGTGGTGACGGGGACGTTGACGGGGCCTGCGGGGCCGGTGTCGCCTTTGTCGCCCTTCGGCCCCTGTGGGCCAATCGGTCCTTGCAGTCCGGTGTCGCCCTTCGGGCCCTGCAAGCCCTGCGGCCCCTGATCGCCGGGGTCTCCTTTGAGTCCCTGCGGGCCCTGCGCGCCTGTGTCTCCCTTGTCTCCCTTGGCTCCGTCCTTGCCGGGAGCGCCGTCCGCGCCCTTCTCGCCGGGATCGCCCTTCTCACCGGGGTCTCCCTTCGGCCCCTGAATGCCCTGCGCGCCGGGGTCTCCCTTGGGGCCTGGGTCACCCTTGTCGCCCTTCGCGCCCTGCAAGGGGCCGTTGTTGACGAATTCGCCGGTCTCGCCGTCAAAAATGTAGATGTCATACGGCTGTGCCGCGCCGACGCCGTAGGCATCGCCCGCCTTTGCCGTCGCCTTCTGCGCCGCGTCCAGCTCGGCCTTGCTCTCGTAGTAGCTCAGCACCGTGAGGCCCTTGCCGGTCTCACCGCGCGGGCCCTGCTCGCCTTGAACGCCCTGCTCGCCGCGTGGGCCTTGCGGGCCGATGGGGCCGGTCTCGCCGGTCAATCCCTGCGGACCCTGCTTGCCCTCCGGGCCTTGCGGGCCGGTCGCGCCGCGCGGGCCGGTTTCTCCCTGTGGACCCTGCGGGCCGATTGGGCCTGTGAGTCCCTGCGGGCCGGTTTCGCCCTGCTCCCCTCTGGGGCCAACTGCGCCGGTATCGCCCTTTGGGCCGGTCTCGCCGCGCGCACCGGTCGCGCCGGTTGCGCCAACGGGGCCGCGCTCACCTGGAATGCCGCGCTCGCCCTGTTCGCCTTTCGGACCGACGGGGCCGGTCTCGCCCTTCGGGCCGGTCGCGGCAACGCCGGTATCGATAAAGGCGTTCTTCGCCGCGTCCCACTTGAACCAGTGGCCCGTCGCGCTGTCGACGTAGGGCATCTTCGATACCGCCGCCTCCGCGCTCGCCCCAGCCTTGAGCACCTCGTCCACCCAGCTTTGATACGCCGGCGGCGGCTCGGTCGTCCCCGCCGCGTTCAGCGACGGCTCCGTGACTGTTCGCCACGTTCTGCTCTTGGCGACTGTGCCGTTTACCGTGTAGGTAAGCTCGGCCAGTCCCTCGCCCGCTCGCGCGGTGTCTGCGCTGCCGAGCACCCATACAACGTCGCCGTTCTCGCTCGTGATGCTCGCGGGATACGGCGCGCTGTCGCCCTGCCGCTTCACCGTCAGCGCGAATACGCCCGCGCCGTACAGCCGCGCCCACGAATCCGCGATCCCCGGCCAGACGATCCTCTGCGCTTTGTTCTCGCCCTGCCTGCCCAGCGGCAGATAGGCGAGCTCCTTCACCTCGATCGTTCTCATCGGATCTCGTACCCCCTTTCATAGCCCTGCGCTGGCTCGTATGTTCTGCCCCAGTAGCGCACGAAGTTGCCGTAGGCCTCGTTGTAGAGCTGTCTTGAATCCGCGTAGCGGTTGTATTCGCCGTTCTCCTTGTCGATGTATGCTTTCAGATACAGCGCATAGAGCTCGTCGTGCGGCGCTTTCACGAGCAGCTCCTCGTCCATGCCGTCTGCAAACGTCCTGCCCATGATGGCCGCCAGCTCCTCCGGCGTCGCCAGCAGCACGTCCGCCGCGATCCTGCCCTCAAGGGCCATGAGCCACTCGAACTTTGCTTCCTCGGGGAAGGCGTTCGGCTTCGCCTCGTCCACGCGCTGGATCACCTTTCTCGGTGTCACGTTCCTCTCTCCCTTCTTTCGGAATGATAAGGGCGGGCGCGGGTCATTTCCCACGCCCGCCCTTGGGGTATGCTCTTTAGAGTGCGTTGCCGGCTGCCACGCCGCCGATGGCGGCAAAGCGCCAGTCGTTGAAGGCGGCATTGAAGCGGCTGCGGCCGCGCCACACGTTCGCGTCGGTGTTCTCGTCGATGGTCGAGCGCACCTCGAGCTGCACGCGGTCGTTCCATACCGCGCCGCCGTAGGTCTCGTTGTACTTGCTATCCAGCAGCACCCACGGGCTCGTGCCCTTCGTCACGAACTGGTTGAGATACGGCCAGACGATGACGTTCCAGCGGCCATACTGGTAGTTGAAGGCGTTGTTCGCGCTCACGGGATCCTTGTCCGCGCCGATGGCGGCAAAGACGTCCTTCTTGAGCGTCGCGATCTCCGGAATCAGGATCGTGTCCGGCGCCACGTCGAGAATTTCGTCGTTGTCGCCGCGGAAGAGGTGCATCGCGGTCTCGAGCTTGCCGAGCGCGTCCACGCTGAATGCGTCCTTGAAGCAGTTGCACTGCTTGTCGCCGCTCACCTTCGGCGCGTGCTCCTTTGCGAAGAGCGTGCTGCCGTCCGCGCCCGTCAGGTCGAACTTGACGCCCTTGAAGGTCACGCTGCCCACGCCGTTCATCGCCGCGCCGTACAGGGCCGCGCCGAAGAGCTCGCGCGTGCGGTTGTAAGAGGTCATAAAGGCGGCGGGCTGCTTGCGCATGTCCATCAGCTTGCCGTCCTCCATCATCTCCTTCGAGACGCTGAACGAGTCCTTCCACGTCTGGTACTTTAAGAGCTTCTGGTAGCCCTCCTGCATGCCGTCCAGAGGGTACGCGCCATTCTCTCCCACCGGCTCAAATCCGCTCATTGCCGTCATGGTGGTCATCATGTCGGCGTAGTTGCCGCTCTTGCCCATGAAGAACAGATTCTTGAGCACGCTGTTCTGCTCGAATTCCTCGCCTCTTTTCTCAAGGAACATGCGGATCGGTGCCTGACACTTGCCATAGATGCTGTCGTTCAGGCCGCTGCTTTCCGAAAAAATGATGTTCATTCTGTTGTTTCTCCTTTCTCCCTTTTTCTCTTACACAAAGCGGCCGCGCACCTTGCTGCCCGCCGCCGTACCGTCGAGACTCACGACCTCGAACGTGCCGGGCACCGCTGCGTCCGACGCGCCCGTGACGTACTTCGCCTTGAGGCCGCCGCTCGCTACCTGGATCTTGGTGCCGACCGTCACGGCCGTCGCGGCCGTCGCAAGCTCGGTCTCGAAGATGTACTTCTCGCCCACGCGCGCCACCGCAAGCTGTTCGCCCGCCTTCACGGTGCCGCTCTGCATGCACACATAGGGCGGCGTGGTCGCCTGATCGGCAGCGATGGCGGCGAGCTTGCCGCCCGTCACGTTCAGCAGCTGGCCGACCTGATACGTGCCGGCAGCCGCCTCCATGTACTCAAACGGGGTCATTGCCCCGTCGTTCGTCTTGATGGGAATAAACATGTTTTTCCTCCTTCGTTTTTTATTGGTGCCTTTCGATCCATGCGCGGATCTCCGCCTCCGTCGCCGTGGGGTTAAAAACACGGAACTGCGCGATCTCGTCGCTCGATACCGCTCTTCCGCCCGCGCCTCTGGAAGCCGCCGAACCCGTCAGGTGATCCTTGCCGCGGGCATTGCTCGCCGCCTGCACCTTCGCGGCCTCGGCCAGCGCCCTTTCCCGCCGCTCTCGCGTCGCGAGAAGGTAGGCGTCTAAGAACGACGCGCCGCCCTTTACGCGCGCATAGAAGTCCTCGCTCTCCGGGATCTTCAAGAGATCCTCCACGCCGTTGATCTCCGGCTCGAGTGCGTGGATCTTCGCGATCTGGCTGTCGATCTCGCGCTGCATGCGTGCTTCTTCGGCCTGTGCCTGCTCGCGCTCGTGCGCCGCCACGATCTGTGCCGCCTGCTTGACGAGCGGGTTCTCGCTGATGGCTGCGTTCAGCGATTCTTGCGTCAGCTTTCCGGCGGCAAGGTCGCTCTCGAGCTTTCGCTGCGCGTATTCCTTCTGCCACGCGTCAAAGCCTTCCTTGCTCGTGATCGGCTCGCCGGTCATCGTGTTCTTGAGCCCCGCCTTCTCGAAAAAGGCTTTCCACTCCGCGCTTGTTTTTTCGCTCTGCTTTTTCAGCGCCTCGTCCACTGCCGCCTGCTGCTCGGCTCTTCGCCTTGCCGCCGCGTGGGCGCGGCGCTCGTCCGGCGTCTGCTCGTGCTTGCCTTCCGGCTCTCCCGCCGCAGCGCCGTTCTCTGCGCCTTCCGGCTCGCCCGGTTCGTCGTTCGGTTCCTGCGCGCCATTTCCTTCGGGGTTCGTCCCCGCTGCGTTCGCGCCGCCCGTGCCGCCGTCTGTGCCGCCTTCCGGCGTGCCGTGGGTCTCTTCCGCGGCCGGATCGGCGATGCCCGGCTCGTTTCCGCCTGTGGGCTGCTGTGTCGGCTCTTCCGGCGCGCTCATGCCCATCGCTTCATAAACCTGCTGTTCGGTGAATTCCATTTTCTCTTCCTTTCCGGCATTTTCCCGCTCTTGCCCTGCGATTCGCAGCTTCATATCGCTGCACTGTAAAGCGTTTCCGCTTTGCTTACTTCTTGCCCGTTCTCAGATCGGAATCTTTGTGAACGGTGCCTTTCTTCGCGTCGGTCTGCTGGTTCGGCGCTTTCACGACCTGCGTGCCGCCGTTCTTGATCCTGCCGACGTAACCGCTCTTCTCGCTCATGCTTGCGTCCTCCTTTCCCGTGGACTTGGCATTTTCCCGCTCTCGCCCTGCGAATCGCAGCCGTTGGCAGCTCTGCTGCCTTACGGATGCGGCGCCCCCCCCCCTTGCGGGGGCTTATGTGCTACGCGCGTTCTCTCTCGCGCCTTTAGCCTTTCTTACTGCGGCGTGTAAAGGCCTTCCGCCTGCCCGCTCGCAGCGCGCATCGCGTCCTGCTGTGCCTGCGCTTCCACCGCCGCCAGCACCTCCGGCGGCAGCTCTTCGCCCGCCGCCGCGCCGCCTTCCGGCATTTCCTGCGGCGTTCCCTGCGCCCGCTGCTGCGCTCGCTGCATTTCCTGCTGCATGCGCTGCATTTCTTCCGCGCGCTGCGCCTTCTCTTCCAGGTGCTTTTTCGTCTGCCCCGCGCCGGGGTAGTGCAGCTCCTCCATCTTCGCCCAGAAGAGGATGAGCGTCTCGATGTCCGTCGGGTCGCCGAATGCGCCTGTCTGCAAGTTCTGCCGCGTTTCCTGCCACATGGCCTCGCGGTTGCTTGCCAGCGGCGCGCTCGTGTCGCACGAGAAAAGGAACTGGTCGTTCCAGTGCCACTCCCCGTCCTCGCCGCGCTCAAGGAAGTCGTAGCGGTTGAATTCCTCGTATACGGTCTCGCCCGTGCTGTCCTTGTAGGTCACAGGCCGCGGCTCGTCCGAATAGGCGAGCCAGAACTTGAACATGACTTCGAAAAGCTCCGCATAGGCCGCGTTCTTCATCACGCGCTTGCTCTCGAGTCGTCCCGCCGCCTGCGCGGCCGAGAATTCCTTTGCTTTGCCGCTCGTCGCCGTTGCGTCGCGCCTGCCCTGAAAGCTGTCCGTGATGCCGATGATCTGCCGCGCCTCTTCGTATACCTGCGAGAGGTAGGTGAGCTCATACTGCAAGTTGCCCGAGAAGTCATAGACGTCGATGAGCTGCTTGTCGCTCGGCTTGCCGATGTACCACCGCTCGCTGTCCTCCGGATCCGTCCGCAGGTCCGCGCGATCCGGCAGCGTGATGCGCGTGCCGGCCTTCATCAGCCGGTCGATGATCTTCTGCTCGATGCGGTTGCTCGTGTTCTGCTGGTCGCGGATCATGTCGACGTCGCTGTTTCCGAGCAGCTGCCCGTATACACTCACGCTGCGCTGCAATACGATGGGGTAGCAGTCCGGGCGATAGAACGGGATCTTTGTCGGCTCTCCCGCCGCCTCCGCGGCGCCAAGGAACGTGCCGTCGCTTCTGTGCACCGGCACGCGCAGCTCTTCAAAGTCCTGCACGCGCTCGTCCCATTTCTTCCCGCCGCACCACGGGCACGCGCCGCCCGCGTAAACGCTGCCGTTCACCTCCTGCCCCGCAAGGGGCTTGACCTTTCCGCAGCGCTCGCACACCGGCTGCCGCCGCGCCTGGTAGTCCTCAAGGCTCTCAAGTTCGGTGTCGTTCACCCATGTGTAGCGGTCAATGCCGCCGTGGTCGTTCAGCGCATAGCCCATGTAGAGCGTCAGGTTCTCTTCGCTCGTCGAGCCGTCGCCGCCGCGAATGTCCGGCTCGCTCTCGCCCTCGGTCTCAAGCACCACGCCGTAGCGCCGTTCGATGCAGCCCTTCGTCGTCGGCACCTTCACGATGAAGTAGTCCATGTCCGCGATCGACGTGTATACGTCGGGCTGCGGCGCGAACTGCTTGGGGTGGATGAGCGTCACATTCACCTCGCCCACCGTCGTGCTCGTGCGCTTGGTGTTGTCCCACTCCACGAGGAAGCCCACGCCGCCCTGAATGGGCACCGTGCGCTCGGCGAGGTCGTTGATCGCCTCGAACGGCAGCCGGTCAAGCTCGTTTCGCAGAAAGTGCTCGATGACGTTTGCAAGGTGCTCGTCCTTCTTGCGCCGCGGCGTCACCTTCGGCTGCGGGATCGCGCTCGATACCTGGCTTTCGATGTTCTCGAACGTGATGTTGCGCACGTGGCTCGTTTTTTTCTTCGTGCCGTCCCTGTGCGTGTCGCCGGGGACGAGCGGCGTCATCGTGCGCAGGCCGTTGTAGATGCTCTCGCGCTCGTTCATCTTTTCAACTTCCGCCGACCATCTGCGGTCGCTCTGCGCCAGCCGCTCCTGCCACTCTCTCAGCTTCTCGCTGACGGTGTGGCCCGTCGTTTCCTTTGCCATGTTCTCCTCCTTTTATCGCGGCTCGCCCCAGAGCTTCAGCATTTCCGCCCGCTCGCTCTCGGTCGCGCCGTTGTAGTCCTCCCACATGTCCGCTGTCCAGCGCGTTTTCTTCGCGCTGCCAGCGGTCTTAATTTCCATCGTCTGCTGCGGCCGCGCGTAGTGCGCGATCGCGAGCGCCATCACGCAGTCGTCGTGCGCGCCGCTCTCGGCCTCGCCTTGCAGATCCTTCTCCCGCCGCACGAACGTCAGCATTTCAAGCAGCGTGTCGCGGTCGTTCACCGTGCTCATGCTCTCGCGCAGAATGCGGATGAGCTCGGAGAGGATCACCGGCCGCGTCAGCCGGTTCGTCTGGAAGCCGAAGGCGTGCTTTGTCTTCCCTGTGAAGTCGTCCTCCACCTCGCGCACGTAGAGATTCCGGTAGTCCATCAGGTCGAGCAGCTTCACAGGGTACGTCGAGAAGTTCGTCTCGATGGCCAGCAGCGCGTCGTTGTAGTACTTGCCGAGGCAGTACATCTGCCGCGCGTAGGTGTCCTCGTCGTATCTGTGGCGCAGCGTGCAGACCTGCTTGCCCGTGATGTTGTCCAGCACCTGCCCGACAAAGTAGTCGCTGCCGTCGCCCGCCGTATCGCCGCCGATGACATAGGGCCGCCCCGGCACCGGCTCTTCGTAGATCGTCACCGCGCCGTCCGGATCGTCCACCCATGCCCAGCGCTCGAGATGCACGCCGTCCGCCTTGACGATGTTCTCGAAGCAGCCGCGCTTGGGCTTCTTCCCCCGCTCCACTGCGAGCAGCCGCTCGCTCACCTTCTTCGCGTCGAATACCGTCTTGCCCGTCACGCCCCATTGGCCGAGGCAGTAGACCTGGTAGTAGTACTCGTCCGTCTCGCGGAAGGCTTCGAGCGTCCGAATGGCTTCCGCCGACAGAAAGCGGTTGTCGAGATACGTGCTCTCGTGCACCGTCGCGCGCGGGTCGTGGTAGTCGAAGAATCGCTTCTTGAGCCAGTGCGTGATGCTGATCGGGTTAAACGTCAGGATCATTTGCAGGTAGTAGGGGAAGTTCGTTCTCAGTCGAATGTCCAGCTGATCGAAGTCCCCCTGCTCAAGCTCGCTCGCTTCCTCGATCCATATCCCCGTGATGTCGTAGATCGACTTGAGCTTCTCCACGTCGTCGAGACCGGCGAAGAGGATCTTGCTGCCGTTCGCGAACGTAATGCTCATGTCGCTCTTGTTGACCTTCGCCCCGCTCCCGGGGTAGTAGTCCGAGATCTGGCCGCGCAGCTGCTCAAAGCAACTCTCGCGCAGCGTCCGCGCCACCTTGCGGCATACGAGCCAGCGGTGCCCCGGCTCGCTCGTCACGCGCTCTAAGATGAGCCGCCCGGCGAAGATCGACTTGCCCGAGCCGCCGCCGCCCTTGAGCACGAGATAGCGGTGCCGGTCGAATAGCAGCGGCAGGAACGCGCGGTTGTTCGTCGCGCGGAAGTCCCGCCACCACAGCGCCACTTCAAGCTCTCGCTCAAGGCTCGCTTCCGTCTTCCCGCTCATCGCGCTCAAACTCCTGCATCAGCTCGCGCAGCATCTCCTGCCGGTCCTCGAGCGGAATGCTCGCCGCCGTCACCGTCTTCGTCGTCCGCTCGCCGAGCTCCACTTCCTTCTTCTCGCTGTACCCGTAGTTGTTCGTCAGGTTGAAGAGAATGCCCTTGAGGTTCTTCCCCTCGCGCGTCAGCATCTCGTGCTCGTTCCATGCCTTCATGCGCTCGTAGACCGCCGCGCCCACGCGCGCATAGTCCTCGCCCTCGCCCATGTACCGGCTCCACGTCGATTTGTCGATGCCGAGCGCGGCGTACAGCTCGTGCATGCTCGGCGGCAGCAGGTACTCGGTCGTGTATAGCTCTTCGCCCAGGCTGTTTTCCACAGGCACCGGCAGCATGATGACGTGTCCCTTGTCGTCCCGTTTGCCGGAGTCGACCAGCTCCGTCACCTTCACCTGCCGCGTGATCGACGCGAAATAGCGCTCGCAGGCCTTTTCGAGCGCCTTCGCCGTGCCGTATTTCTTCTGCCGCGCCATTCGCGCCTCACCTCTTTTCTCTCTTGTTAGGAAAAAGTGTAGCAAATGCAACACGTCACGAACCGTCAACTTTCGGGCATGAAAAAAGAGCCGCAATCCCTTGCGGCTCTAAGCGTTTCGGCGTTTCCTCGCGCGCACGCGCGCGAAGCGCGGCCGAATTGTTCGGAATTTCCGAACGGTTGGCCTGGTTTCCTCGCGTGCACGCGCACAGCGCGCCCAGGCTCCCCCGCGCGCGTCGTCGTGTTGCGTTTCAAAAAAAAGCACCGGAAGGAAGACTCCCTCCGGTGCTTTCGCGTTATTTGCTTGCGTATTGGTCTACGCAGACCTCCGTTTCTTCGTACTCTGTTCTTCCGAGCTTCCACGAATGAAGCTCAATGCACGGTTTTCCGAGCTTCCCCTTTTCGTTTAAGCTGACTTCAACAGAAGTTCTCCCATCGTCATACAAGTCTGCGATTGCTTCGTAAAGTTCTTCTACGCTGAAAACAAACTTCATGCTCTTTCCTCCCGGTAAATTGATGGCAGTTTTAGTTTCTCGCCTAAGTGCTTATCGACGTACACTATGCGCGCGTTGTGCTCGTACCGTCCCGACTTTGGATATCCTGTGTCTGTTCTTTCTTGTCGCCACAAATGAAGCTCAATGCGGCTTTTGTCCCTCTTTTCGCTTTCGTGCAACTCGATCTCGATATAATCCGGCTCGTCGACCATTGCAAAGTTAATTATATCTCGCAGACCTTTTGCGTTCAGTATGAATCTCATGCGCTCACCTCCGCTTTGGCCGCGCGGTAGCCCTTGGCCCGCCCGTACAGGAAGGCCAGCTCCACCGCGTCCC